GTTTGACGTTTACGGCTTACAACTGGTTGTAGATTAACTGTGAGAGTGCTTGAAATTGGCATCCAACCATACTCGTTGTCACCGTTTGTATATTTGATGTAGTCAACATCCTCTGGCATGGTATGTGATACTGAAGTTACCACACAGTTAATGCTGGGCAGATAGTGTTCGCCGTATCCATATAACCTGACCAAGGTAGGCGGAGTTCCTGCTTTTGGATTATCTGTGCCAAATTCCATTTTAGTACAAGCACGTAAGAACTGTATACATGCCATTAAATATTGCGCTTCACCTGCTTCTTGGCAGGTAAATACACCTGCAACAGATATTGCGGCAACATCGCTACCTTCATAAAAATAGTTTTTGTAGTTGCTATGAACCAAGGCCTGTTCGTTGTATCGTGCGTTGTGTGTTACTGTAACAGCAGGGGTATATGGAAATATTACGCCGCCAGCCAAAGTATCATTTTCGCCGTTTACACCAGTTAGTGGATACACTACCCCAGTGTAGCCCGACTGTTTGTAAGCAAATTTAGAAAGAGGTGGCAACCCAATTCGTACTCTCCAATCAGTTTGTGCATTGGCATCGCTATCGGCGTTAGGAGAACCGTATATTCGATTTTGTTGATACAGCCGTGCCGTGCCAAGGTCAGTACCTATACCACCGCGATTACTGGCCATTGATGCAGGCACGTTGTACCCACCAAAGGATATTTTGTTAGATCGAGCACTCATATCAGAAACCTCTTGTGTTTCTGATATTTATCTGTTAAAATATATGGTAGCTTTATAAGGATACCCGTAAACATGAAACACAATTACCTTAATAACAAGGACATATTGAAAGAGATACACAAGAGCAAAAGTACCTATTGTTGGTTTGCACAGCCTAGCGATGCTGATTATGACATGATCATCACTGACGGTCGTAAAATCACCAAGAAGGACATTACTGAAGCTAAAAAGAATCGTGCCGAGCGACTGGGCAAGATTGCACACGAAGCCGCTACAGCAGACGGCACAAAGATTAAATTGGACGAATTTGTTGTCAAACATACCAAAATCCCCGAAGAAGATCTAGTGTTTCGTGTGATGACTTGGGAACATGTGCCAATGATGGATGTGGTTAAAACTGTTAAAAAACGTGGCAAAGCTGAGCCAGTGGACGAAGATGACAGCGTTGATAACGAATACGATGCAGACGAGCCGGCCAAGCCTACTAAATTTGTCAAAGTTAATTTTCCTCCTTTCAAGCACATTAAACTTGCTAGAGACGCAGAAGAAAATTTAATACAAGTTACTGTGGGCATCAGCCACTGGAAGGGTGATGCAGAAACAGGACAGTACTCACGTGATCACGGCGGCATGACCAACAAGCTGGCACACATGTTCATGAAGCTGTGTGAACGCTATGCCACCCGTTCAAACTGGCGTGGTTATACCTACAACGACGAAATGCGCTCACAAGCCTTGCTACAGTTGAGTCAGATTGGTTTGCAGTTTGACGAAAGCAAGAGTCAAAATCCGTTTGCTTACTACACCGCGGCTATCACCAACTCATTCACTCGTGTGCTGAACATTGAGAAACGTAATCAAAACTTACGTGATGATATTTTACAGATGAACAACCTTAACCCAAGTTACACACGCCAGATGGCCAACAGTGGCGGTGGTGGAAGCTACGAAGAGTAAGATTGTCGAAAGACTTGCATGTGTTCATGCAAGTCTCTATAATGGAGTGCTATGAGTAATCTATTTAAGAAGGCCGCGGTCTTCACTGACATCCACTTTGGCTTGAAGTCAAACAGTATCACCCACAACGAGGACTGTTTAGCATTTGTTAAATGGGCCGTTGCCAAAGCAAAAGAAGAAGGTTGTGAAACCTGCTTGTTCCTTGGTGACTGGCATAACAACAGAGCCGCACTAAACATTCTCACATTGAACTACAGTCTCAAAGCACTGGAGCACATGAATGACAATTTTACTGCCGTGTACTTTATTCCTGGTAATCACGATCTTTATTATCGTGACAAGCGCGATATACAAAGCGTGGAATGGGCAAGACATCTACCCAATGTACAAATATGCAATGACTGGTTTAGTAGCGGTGATGTTGTTATTGCTCCTTGGCTTGTGGGTGATGATCATAAAAAGCCACTGAAGAAAAAAGGCAAGTACTGCTTTGGGCATTTTGAACTTCCAGGTTACTACATGAATGCCATGGTGCAGATGCCTGACATTGGAGAAGCCAAAAGCGAAGACTTGATGGGCTTTGAAAAAGTGTTCTCTGGGCATTTTCACAAACGCCAGACCAACAGCAACATTACCTACATCGGCAACTGCTTCCCACACAACTACGCAGACGACGGCGACGAAGAACGTGGTATGATGATCTTGGAGTGGGGCGAAGAGCCTGTGTATCATGCGTGGCCCGATCAACCCACGTATCGTGTGCTGAGTTTATCCAGCATTGTAGATCATGCTGACAAGATCCTGAAACCCAGAATGCACGCCAGAATCAATATTGATATTGACCTTAGCTATGAAGAAGCTAACTTTATCAAAGAAACTTTTATGGAAACATACAAACTACGTGAGTTGAGTTTGTTGCCAAAGAAAGAAATTGACAACAACGAAGGCGTGGCCATTGGCGAAATCAAATTTGAAAGCATTGACACAATCGTGCAAAATCAAATCAATGCAATTTCAAGCGAACACTACGATCGCAATCTACTGTTAGATATCTATAGGAACTGTTAATGTTTGTAATCAAGGATTTAACTTGTAAAAACTTTATGAGTGTGGGTAACGCTACCCAAGCCGTAAGATTTAATCGAAACGATCTAACACTAGTACTAGGACAAAACTTAGACCTAGGTGGAGATGATACAGGCGCACGTAATGGTACGGGCAAAACAACTATCATCAACGCACTCAGCTATGCTTTGTACGGCGAAGCACTAACCAAAATCCGTAAAGAAAACTTAATTAACAAGACCAATGGCAAAGCCATGATGGTTACTATTGAGTTTGACAAGGACGGGCAAACTTATAAAATTGAACGTGGGCGCAAGCCAAACACTCTCAAATTCTTTGTAGGCGACCAAGAACAAGAAATCAAAGATGAAGCACAAGGCGACAGCAGAGAAACCCAAGTCGCTATTGAAACGCTGTTGGGCATGAGCCACGAAATGTTCAAACACATTGTTGCTCTTAACACTTATACCGAACCTTTCCTATCGTTAAAGGCTGCAGAACAACGCACAATGATTGAACAGTTGTTGGGTGTTACACAACTGAGTGACAAGGCAGAGATTCTTAAAGAACAAATTAAACTCAGCAAAGACGGCATCACAAAAGAAGAGTATCGCATCAAGGCTGTGCAAGATGCCAATACTCGCATGACAGAACAAATTGAAAATCTACGTAGACGACAAACTATGTGGACCAAGAAAAAGCAAGAAGATCTTGACAAACTTGCTGTGGCATATGATGAGTTGGCACAGATTGATATCGAAGCAGAACTACTTGCACATCAGGACCTGGCAAAACATTCACAGCTATTGAAAGATCGTGCAGAGCTTGAAAAATACATTGCTCGTTGTGTTGCAGATGAAGCCAAAGAGCAAAAGATTATTGATAGACTCAAAATTGAAATTGCACAACTAGAAGACCACAAGTGCTATGCTTGCGGGCAGGAAATGCACGATGAAAAGCACGGACAGGTACTTGCTGACAAACAAAAAGCTCTACAAGAAGCCGCACTACAGGCCTTGAGTACCAACACGCAGTATATAGAAAATACCGATGCGCTTGACTTGCTAGGCAGACCAGGACCTGCTCCTGTCACTTATTACGACAAAGAAGCAGATGCGTTTGAACATCGAGCTAGCCTAGGCACTATCCTAGGACAGTTGCAGGCCAAGGAAGAAGAAGAAGATCCATACACAGAACAAATTGCAGAGATGCAAACAAAAGCTCTTGAAGAAATTGATTACGATGAAATGAATCGTTTAGTTAGTTTACGTGACCATCAAGACTTCCTGCTTAAATTACTAACCAGCAAAGACAGCTATGTTCGTAAACGCATCATTGATCAAAATTTGGCATATTTGAATCAACGTCTAAGCTATTATCTAGACAAGATTGGACTGCCACATACTGTTATCTTCCAAAACGATCTCACAGTAAACATCACTGAACTAGGACGTGAGCTAGACTTTGACAACTTGAGTCGCGGCGAGCGCAACAGACTTATCCTAAGCATGAGTTGGGCATTCCGCGATGTATGGGAGAGTTTGTATCAGCCTATCAATTTGATGTTTATTGACGAAGTAGTTGACTCGGGTATGGATGCAAGTGGTGTTGAAGCCGCGCTGGCTATTCTTAAGAAGATGTCACGTGATCGTAATAAATCTGTTTGGTTAGTATCGCACAAAGATGAACTTACTAGCCGTGTGAACAACGTGCTAACAGTCACAAAAGAAAACGGATTTACAAGCTATGGTACAGACACCGACATTGTTTGAAGACATTAAGGTTTTGCATCTTGAATTGACAACTCGCTGTCAGGCCAGCTGTCCTCAATGTGCTAGAATGGATCCAGATAGTGGCTACACCACAGACCACGATGTTGATCTTGCACGTATTAAAAGTACATTTCCTGAACAATTTGTACGCAATCTAAGCAAGGTATTTGCATGTGGTAACTTTGGTGATCCATGTGCGGCGCGAGAATGCTTGCAAATATTTCAGTGGTTCCGTGAAGTTAATCCCAACATTGTAATTGGGCTCAACACCAATGGTGCGCTACGTGACCCACGCTTTTGGTCAGACATGGGCGAACTGCTCAGCAACGAGCTAGACTATTGTGTGTTCAGCATAGACGGCATGGCCACTACAAATGACATATATCGTCAAGGTGTGATGTGGCATAGAATCATGCTCAATGCTGAAACATTTATTTCTAAAGGCGGTAGAGCTCACTGGGACATGCTGGTATTCAAGCACAACCAGCATCACGTAGACACCTGCAGAGAACATGCTAGGAAGATGGGCTTTGTGCGTTTTCGTACAAAAGTTAGTTCGCGTTTTCAAGAGCGCCCAGTCAAGTTTCTGAGTCCACCCAAAGACTACAAACAGCCCATAGCAGATGGTCCAATAGACTGTCATGCTGTGCGCGAGCAAAGTATATACATGGCCGCCACAGGTGAGATACTGCCTTGTTGTTTTATAGGCAGTGAAGTATTTTGCATGGACAAAAGACTCAAGCAATTGGTAGCAGACCCTGTTACACTAGCGGCTAGCTGGAACGACAACCCTCATCCAGTATGCACTAAATTTTGTGCAACCACAAATGATCAAACAAGATTTGCAAGTCAGTTTAGAGAGGACACAGCACTATGCTAGCCACGTGGCATTGGCACATTGAAGTGTCAAGCAAGTGTACGTTACATTGCCCACGGTGTGCCAGGCAAGAAGTCCCTGACGGTTTAGTAAACACTGAGCTAGACCTAGAGTTTTTTAAGAAAAACTTTACACAGAAGTTTGTAGAAGATAACGTGAGAAAGATCACGTTTTGTGGCGACGATGGTGATCCTATCTATGCACATGATCTAATTCCAATCATTGCTTATTTGAAAAGTCTAACTGAAGTTGAAATTGTAATTGTCACCAACGGCAGTTACAAAAGTATTGAGTGGTGGCGCAGTCTAGCCCATGTGTTAACACATCGAGATCATGTGCATTTTAGCATCGACGGCTACGACAACGATACTAACAACCAGTATAGAGTAAATTCAAATTGGGACAGCATCATGGATGGCATTGATACACTTAGAGCCAATAGCTCAGTGCAAATGACCTGGGCCACTATTGTGTTTGAGTTCAACCAAGACCATTTGTACAAAATTGAGCGTCATGCTGTGAGCCGCGGATTTGATTTTTTACAGATCACACGCTCAACCAAATTTGCACAAGTTTATCCTGTGTACGGGCCCACTGACGCACTACAACCGCGATTAGAACACATAGCCCAAAATCAACGTTTTGAGCGAACCATCAAACAACTACGCAGTCGTGTGCTAGCGAGTGCTCGTGTAGAAAACATTGCCGCGTGGCACAAAACACAAGCAGAATACGCTGATAAACCAGTGATTCCGCTGTGTGCAGTAGGCAACAAGGGCTTGTATATAAACGCACAGGGTCACTTGTTTCCGTGCTGTTGGGTAGCAAATAGATACAAACATAATGCAGAATGGCAGGAGCGCGGTCACTACTTTGACCTCACCCGTCGTCTGTTGAAAGATGTCTTAAATGACGTTTTTTGGACCAAAGAATTCCAGACCTTCCGGTGGCAAGAATGCCAAAACAAATGCTCTAAAGGCGTTGTAAATGAAAAATATGCAACGGAATGGTAAGAATTATATGAAATTTTATCATGGCACAATTTTAACATAACTAACTTAGCATATGACATCACCACAAAAAGCCAAGGGTAACGCATGGGAACGTAGGGTAGCAGACCACCTTACAATAACCTACGGAGAACGATTTATTCGAGCTCCGCACTCTGGTGCTTATATTGGTGGTACAAATGCACATCGCAAAGAGGTATTGCACGAAGGACAGATTCGAAGCTTCAAAGGGGACATTATCCCTGGACAGAGCTTTCCGAAGTTCAACGCTGAGTGCAAAAGTTACAAAGACTTTCCATTTCATCAACTCTTTCAAGGCTCATGTAAGCAACTAGACGAATGGATTGAACAAACGATGGATGTAGCCGATCAAGGTGATTTCAACATAGTGTTCATGAAGTTCAATCGTAAAGGTATGTTTGTAGCAGTACAAGCAGACCCAGATACAACTCCCTTAAATCTTTCTAAACATTTTAATTATGGCTCCGCCAAACATGGTAACTGGTCTGTTATGGACTATGACCTATTTTGGGAACTAAACGCAGACGCTGTCAAGCAACTGTGTTCTTAAACTAAACAGTAACGGCTCGCACTAGCCAACATCGTGTGCCCTATACCTGGATCTCGGATCACAGGGATGGAATCCTCTGCGCTGTACAGAGTACTCAATCACTATCCTTGACAGGACGAAGATCGCAAATTGCTGTGGTTTGATTGTTTGAAGATAATAAAGGCAAAAAGACGTGCTAGCGATAGCACACGGTTTGTATGCGTGTTAGCGTATGTATACAAATCCGCCGTTGTAATAAAGACACAACTCGAGGTACCGGACAACCGCCTCTGTAATGTTGTAACGCTAAGTGGCTTGACGAACTCAGATGAAGCTCTATTCTTTGCCCGGTCAGGGCAAAGTGTGACCATTAAATCTAGATGAAACTATTATCGCTTCGCTCTGTTGTTAAAAGAAAACAATTCATTGCTGAGCGATAGCGAAAGCAATAGATGTCGTAGACATCTTAAAATAATGGCAATCCTGACTTTTTAGTTGCTTCCATATTCTCTTTGATGAAAGTATTGATTACTTCTCTTTCTTCAAGACTGAGTGACATAGCTTGCTCGTAATCAATTCCACCTCGCATCCACCAGGTGATTCTAATTGTTTCTTCTTTAATGGCCCTTGACTCTTTTTCGTATTGATTGAGAAGATTGCCAATATCTTCATCATCTAGTGTCAAGAGCCTAGAGCGAAAAAATTTGCGTAGTCAAACATAATGTTAAGTTCAACTGCTTCGCCACATTCAGTACATGCTACTTTAGTAGGTTTTACATTGGAGTCTTTTGTTAGCTCAATCAATGCTTTTTGTATTTTGTTAAAAAATGCACTATCGATATTTGCATAAAACTCTTTGATATAGTTGGTGTCAGCAATTTGCTCACTGGTATCAACTAGTTCAATATATTCTGTTACACTAGCAAGTGAGTCAATGTTAAGTTGCGTGAACTTTGCTAGTTGTAGTGCATTGCCTGCAGACTGTTCTTCTTGAGGAAGAGCATCAACACTTTGCTGTATTTTAGCAAGTTCAAATGCAGTTTGATTGCTTTGGTTAACTTGTGTATAATCTTGAGGTTTGAATTTGATACGAATATGATCAAATTCTGGTGCATGATTATAATCTGGACATTTTACTGTGCTCATGGTGTGTCGCAGATCCATGCTGTATGTGTCTTGATGCTGACAAGCAGGGCATGTTTGCTCAAAATCCATACTATGACCGTAGCTGGCAATACGAATAGCCATCAATGTAGCATCTACGTCTACACTGGGCATTTTCCATGCGTTCTTGATATTTGGAATACAGCTTTGAATTACATCAACTACACCTTGCCCATTGATTAGTGCGTCTGGTGTGCGTAGAGTAATTTCGTCTCTGTTGGTCATTGGAAACACTGGCAATTCGTTGTTTTCGGGCATTTCTAATGCGCCCTCTGGCCAAAATTGCCCACCCGATGGCAACCCAATGTAAATTGCCGGAGTTCTAAAGAACTTGGTCAACGGGTTGCTTTTTACTACAGGTGGTTTGCCCGTTACTTGAGGAAGTGCTGGTTCTGTGCTCATATTTTGAATCCCATAAATAGTTGAATACCTTATATTATTTATGGTACTTAAAAACCAAGGTTAACAATGGCGCAGCCACCAAAATCAACGGAAGAGTTATTACAAGAAATTCTCGAACAAGGTCGAGGAACCAATTCTCGCGGCAGCGGACTTGGTGGTGGCAAATACGACGAAAAGTCTGCGTCTGATATTGCCGCAATGGCAAAAGAAGCTAAAAAAAGCTCTAAGGAGTTTGCAGATCTACGTGCTGGTATGCGCCTTACTAGTAAAGCGCAATTCAACTACAAAATTGCTCAAGAAGACACAGCGGCAGCATTGCGTGAAGTTAACAATGTATTAGCCGCCCACAAACGTGGACTGCAAGCTCTAACACCTGAACAAAAGAAAACTCTTGAAGCCGAACGCCGTCGTTTAGGCGCAATGGAAACAACTGACTCCGCCAACGCAAGATTTGTGTCGGGCGTACAGTCAATTGCTGGAACTGTAAAAAACATTGGTTCCACAATGATTGCTGGCCAGGCGGCAGTTGCTAGTGCAATCCAAGGAGGAGCAAGTGGATTTGGCATAGCACTGGCTCAGCTGACTGCAAATGCAAATACACAAAATGCAATAACACAATCAGTGGCGTCAGGTGCTACGGCAGCAGGTGCGGCACTAATGAGCTTTGGTGTTGCTGGTAGACTTGCCGGTGGCGCAATGGTCATGTATGCACAAAAGACCGCAGTTGAAAGTGACTTAAAGACACAAGCACAAAATGCTCGTAATCAAATTCTTTTGGGTGGTGGTGATGCGCTATTAAAAACATACCAAGAAGCCACAGCATCGGGTGCTGTATTAGCTGGCGGGTTTGGACAAATACACAAAAGTCTTAAAGAAAGTCGCCTTACAATGGAAGACTATACTGCCATTGTAAAATCTAGCGGTGTGCAATTGGCATCCACTGGTATGGGCGTTGGTGAAGCCAGTATGATGATTGGCCGCGTTGGTAAGGTACTTAAAGATACCAAGATGGATCGATCAATGCTTGCACTGGGATTTAGTTATCAAGAGCAAGGCGCTATCATGGCACAAGTGATGTCAGACATGCGTAGACAAGATCCAACCAAAGCATTGAATGATAAAGAAGTTGCACAACGTACCAAACAGTATGCAATTGATCTTGCTACATTAACTAACATCACTGGCAAGAATGCAAAACAAGCCGCAGAGGAAAGTCGTAAACAAACAAGCCAATTGGCATTCCAGGGTTTTCTAGCTAAACTTGGCCCTAAGGCAGCAGAAACCGAGGAAGCCATGATGTCATTGAGTCCTGCAATTCGACAAAACGTCATGGATGCGGCAAACTTTGGTGATGTTATTAACAGGCAAGGTGCGTTGATGGAAGCCACTACTCCGGCACTCAAAGCCATGCGACAAGAAGTGTCGGCTGCGGTTGCAAGAGGAACCACATCGAAAGAATTAGAAGCTATTCAAAAGAGATATGCAGTCTCTATTAACCAAAGTATGTTGGGCAACGAAAGCTTGAATAGGGCAATGGGAGTGCAAGGAGGCAAGTATGAAAGTTTGGGTACTGCTATGGCAGATGTAAATGCCCACTCTAAAACTATGTTAGCCGCAGACCAGGCAAGAGCAGATGCCCAAGCGGCTGCAGATAAAGCTCAAACTGGTAAAGGCGAAGACCCTGCAACCAAATTGATGATTGATATGGTAGAGCTCGGACAGCAAATCCGTAAAAAGTTTCAAGAACACATTATTGACAATTTAGTAAAAATGGGGCCATTGTTACGATCAGTTCTGGCATCAATCGGATCAGCACTACCAGGAGTATCACCCAAAGGTGTACTTGAAGCAATTTGGGAACGTATAAAAGAAATGGCAAACGACCTATGGCATGCCGCTGACAGTCTAAGCGAGCCAATGCAATGGTTGTTCAAAGGTGCTGTAATTTTTGCTGGAGCAGTTGCCTTGCTTGTGGTAGGCGCTGGTTTGTTTGAAAAATTAAACAATACCTGGCAAACACTTAGAACTATATTTGGCGGCGGTAAAGAAGAAGATCTTGCGTCTGGTAAAAAAAGAAACGAACGCCCAAGTGGTCGCAGTGGACACCGAGGCGGGTGGTCGCCTCCAGGTCGCACTAGCGGAGGAGTTCCAGACCTAGGTGGAACCAGCGACGGACTAGGTAAGTTCGGTGCAGGCATTAAAAGTATTTTAACAGGGCTTGGGCAAGGTGCTGGTGGCCTGATCGAAGGCGTACTAAAAGGTATTGCCGCAGGGGTTAGTGCTTTTAATCCAGCATTTGCAAAAGGCGCTTTTTGGTTAAGCGCAGGTATTCTGTTAATTAGTGGAGCTCTAGCTGGCGCCGCTTATATGTTAGGTAAAACATTGCCTACGTTTGCTGAAGGACTGCAAGCATTTGATGGTATCAACGGAGACAACTTGCTTGCAGTTGGTAAAGGTGCTGGTGCGCTGGGACTAGGACTGGCAGCATTTGGTGCTGGTAGTGGACTTGCAGGCGTTGGTAGTATTATATCAAATGTAGCTGACGGATTTATCAAGTTCTTTGGCGGTAAGACCACGCTGGATCAATTCCGCGAAATGGCAGAGCTAGCACCTAAACTCAAAACAGGTGCAGAAGGTATCACAACATTTACAAAATCCCTGGGTGAAATGATATTGCTAGATGTCAAGAAAATTGATGCGCTAGCTAACAGCATGGAAAAATTACAATCAGCCACCTCTGGGCCAGGATTTTTCAACAGCATGGGCAATGCCGCGTTGGGTACAGTAACTCAAATTGATGCAGTTAAAAATGCAATCAATAGAGGAGCAAATATAAATCAAGGCGGCGCAATGGGTGCAGGACAAACTGTTTACAACGGTGGTAAAGCTGTTGTATGGGCACAGATGTTACCAGGTGACAGAGACATCTTGATTAACGGAATTAGAGGCACAGTTAGTACTGCCGCTGTACCAACTACAAGACCTGCCAGCATGTCAAGTAGCAAACCAGAAGATCGACAAACTGGTGGATTAACCACAGCCAGTTTGAATGCCATGGCCAAGAACGATCCTGTGTTGTTTGCACTGACACAACTATTGGAAACTGAACGAGCCAAAGACAGAGCCACAGACGGACAAACAAGTAAAATTGATATTGCAATAAAACTAATGGACCGTATGGCCGAGGATATGGCAAAACAAACTGGCCACCAAGCTGAGTATGCACTATGGGCTAAAAAGAATGTGCTGATAAAGAAATAATAGGTTAAATATAACACTAGATAAAGAGAATATACATGTCTTGGAAAAAATACTTTAAGAGTTCAAACCTTCCTACACAACTCACAGGAGTCGGTGGCTCTGTGAGTGTTTTGGCCAATGGTGGGCAAGATGGCGCATTAAACGGCACAGGCTACCGCAACTGGCAAAGCAATTTACCAGAAGTTTATATTGGTCACCCAAACCGTGTTGAGCGTTATAATCAATACGAACAAATGGACATGGACTCAGAAGTCAATGCCGCATTGGACATTCTAAGCGAGTTCTCCACACAATACAACGAAGACAACGGTACTCCGTTTAGCTTGGACTTCAAAGAACAACCAAGCGAAAACGAAATGAAGATCATCAAGGAACAACTACAGCAGTGGATCAGCCTTAATGAACTCAACAAGCGTATATTCCGTATCTTCCGTTCAGTAATCAAATACGGTGACCAAGTGTTTATCCGTGATCCAGAAACATTCAAGTTGTACTGGGTTGAGATGGGCAAAGTTACAAAGATCATTGTTAACGAAAGCGCAGGCAAAGAGCCTGAGCAGTATATTGTCAAAGACTTGAATGTTAACCTAATGAACTTGAGTGTCACAGCAGTGGCCGCAAGTGACACCTAT